GGATATATTTCACAAAACAATAATAAGAAATAAATTAAAATAATAAACAAATATTGTTGATTATTTAAAAATTATTATTATATTTGTAATGTTAATATGAAAGTAAATACTTTATTAAGTATGATTAAGCGAGTAAAGGTCAAAGCAAAATCTAACGAAGTATAACAGAAAATTATTCTAAAAATAATAAAATGGTGTAAAATGATCGCACCTACTCAAAGACAAATCAAAAGATCTATAATTAAAATAATAACTATGAAAAAAATTATACAAATAACAGAAAAATATATCACACCATTTATATTAATATTTGGCTTTTTATATTTCTTTTTTCACTTTATAACATTATAAACTAAAAACAAATAACATTATGAAAATAAAAACAATTGATGTAACAGCAAAAGAATGGTTTGATAAAACTTATGGTAATTCTTATTTTTCTGCTCAAATCATTTTAAATTATGGTATGAAAGATCAGGAAAATTATTGTCTGCCTTTTCAATATGGTTATGGGGATTATTACATTCACGAAACCAAATCAGCATTAAACCAATTAAATAAGATTAGTACAAATTCAAATCAAAATCTTAGAATATACTGCAAAGAAAATAACATTATACTAAGAAAAAATAAAATAGAAAACTGCAAACAAAAAGAAGTTAAAGAATTTGTTAAATAACCACCTTTTTAAACGATTTAAGAAACCTTTTTTCATAGGTTAATACTTAGGTTAATTATGTTTATGAACAGCTCAGAAATGGGCTGTTTTTTTTATTCCAATTATTTTATAACTATCTAATAATCATAGGTAGTTTTTTTTTGTATATAAAAATCTCTTCTTTTTTCTACTACTTATCAAATGTAAAATATACTTTACAATAAACTCAATAACTAAACTTAGATAGTAAACGTAAAAAGTAGGTAATTTTTTATTAGTTGACGTAAAATGCATTATCTACGTCTTGAGTTATCCACTTTCATAAATTCAAACACATATCAAAAAAAAGCCCAGTAAGGATGTTTACGTGGGCTTAAACTAAACAAATATGAAAAATGATTATTTATCGATTTAATACAATTCTGGTGAATCTTTATAAATATAGTTCTAAGATATAAAATTCTGTCTTAATAAATAACCATATATCTATTAAACTGTGTTTTTAATTTTTGTTGTACATTAGTATTATATTACAATAACATAATTGATAGTTATATAGATATGAGTAAAACATTCACCCTAAGCATCCCAAAAGAGTTATCTGGAATATCTCTTAGACAGTATCAAAAGTATATAAAGACTGTAAAGTATGAAGAAGGCAAAGAACCTACAAAAGAAGAAATAGACTTTGCAAATGTAAAACTATTAGAGTGCTTTTGCGGTATAACATTAAAACAAGCATACGATTTACCTCTAACTGAATTTAGTGGGATTATAGCACACATTGCAGAACTGTTTAAAGAAAACACACCACTACAAAGAACCTTTGAGATGACAGATCCAAAAGGTGTAACAGTAAAGTTTGGTTTTATACCTAAGCTTGATGATATATCTTTAGGTGAGTTTATTGATTTAGATAAATACATATCTGACTGGCAAGAGATGCACAAAGCATTAGCTGTATTATACAGACCAGTTGTATTTGAGAAAAAAGAGTTATACTTAATTGAAGACTATGAAGGATCAGATAAATATTCAGACGTGATGTTAGATGCTCCTGTAAACGTAGCACTAGGAGCAACGGTTTTTTTTTACCGTTTAGGCAGCGAGTTGTCGAAACATATGATGGATTATTTGGGGAGTCAGTTGAAGGAGGACTCGGAGCTTCAGCAAATTTTGGAGCAAAATGGGGTTGGTATCAATCAATTTACGGACTTGCTCAAGGCGACCCAACAAAATTTAAAGACGTTACAAAACTTTCCTTATTTCAATGCTTAACTTGGTTAGAGTTTGAAAAAGAGAAAAACGAACTAGAGAGAAAAATGATAAAACAAAATACAAGATGAGACAAGTTTATACAGTACTAGATAAATTAAAAACAATACTAAGAGCTAACGGCACAACAAAAACCGTCACCTTCGGTGACATACTTGAAGTAGATCTAAATAAAACCACTATCTATCCACTTGCTCATATTGTGTTTGGCAATGTCACATTTACAGACAGAATTATGACAGCTACTTTACAAGTGTTATGTTTAGACATAGTAGATTATACAAAAGAGAAACAAACAGAAGATATGATGTTTGGTAATGATAATTTACAAGATGTACTAAATACACAGCTACAAGTAGTAAATGACTTACAACAAAACTTAAGAAGAGGAGATGCTTTCTCTGATAACTTCCAAGTAATTACAAGTGTAACTGCAGAACCTATGTTAGATAAATATGAGAATCAATTAGCAGGATGGGGTATGACTGTAGATATACAAGTTCCAACAAATGAATTATCTCTCTGCTAATGGTCTATACTTTTACAGCTGAAGCACTAAACAGATTAAGGACCAAGATAACTACTGATATAAAAAATCAACTAGATGCAAATAAATTAAATGCAACTAGGAGATTAAGAAATAGTATAAGCGGTACTGTATTTGCCTCTGCTAAATCTGTCACACTAAACATCTTTGCAGCTGAATACTTTAATGCTGTTGACAAAGGAACTCTACCTGGCAAAAAACCACCTTATAATAAAATAGAAGAATGGGCTGAAGCTAAAGGACTGCAACCTATGAATAGTCAAAACAGCAAAGCTAAAATGATTAAATCGATTCAACAGGCTATAATGGTTAATGGTACTATAAAACAATTTGCATATAAAGGAGCTAACATATTAGATTACATAGATAAAAAATATAAAGACGAAATAACACAAGAGATAAAAGAAGGTTATTTAAAAGACTTAGAATCAGAAATAAATAATAATGTCAACAGTTAAAGTAAACTCAAGAAGTCCTTACTTCATAACAGCAACAGGAGCAGAAGGTGTAGGAGAACAAAGCTTATCAATGGAGATTGTACAAGTTAACGCAGACGGTTCAGAAAGAGTCGGTCTAGGACAAGGTACCTTTTCTTCAAATATAACTCTAAGAGCAAAACCATTAAACTTTGTTCCTTCTGGTGGGACATATACTTGGTCTGGTGGAAGTGCAACTGGTGCTACACAAGATATTACATTTACAGAAGCACAAGGAGGAGGTGCGGCACAGCAAACATTTTCATATACTGTAAGTGCCACAGCACCTGATGGAACAACAGTAACATCACCTGTGTTTAAAGTAAACTTTGCTACATCAGCTCAATTTACTGCAACATTAACAATCACTAACGATATATTACCATCTTTCTCTTCTGCTGGTTATACTGGAACTGTAACAAGAAATGCAACTAATATGACCGCATCAGTAGATACTTTAATTAAAGAAGAAACTACTACATATACTGTAACAGGTGTAAATACAGATGCCTTTAGTTTTGACATTGCTTTATCAGTAGCTACTGGTTACGCAGCAAGTCCTGCTTTAGCAGCATCAACTGCCAGTTTTAGTGGTAACTTTAGTGGTGCAGATGTATCATTAACTTCAACACTGACAGGTACATTAGCCCTAAGCGACACTTACATATTAACACCAAGTGTAACTTCAGCAACAGAAGGAAGTGCATTTACAATATCACTTACTACAGAAAACTTAGCTGACAACTCTACAGTTCCTTTTGCTATTACAGGTGTTTCTGCAGGTGATTTAAGAAGAGGTAGTTTATCAGGATCTTTCCAGGTATTTGAGAATAAAGCAGAAATAGAATTTGAAGCCATAAAAGACCAAACAAGTGAACAACCATTTGAAACATTTACAATAACATTAAGTGACATTAGTCCTACTGTTTCTACATCTGTAAAAATATATGATGCAGCAGGTCAAGTAACACCAAGCACAGTGCTAGTTTCTCCTACAGGTAGAACAGTTGCCACCGTTGCTTGTGCTGATACAGCAGCTGAAACTGCTTACTTTATCTTACTTGATGGTCAAACTGAACTAGGTAATGGTGTAACTTTATTTAGTGATCAGTCATTAGAGACTCCATATGCAAGTGATGGTAGATATTACAAAATAGGTTCAAGTAATAACGGAATTATTGGAGCAGTAGCAGATGGTAGAATTAGTGGTTATGTAGCTTGTCCTACACTTATTACATCTTGTAACATAGAAGAGTCAAGCAACGTACCAAATACAGCAGTAGTGTCTTCTTCTTTTGCAACAGTAGCTGGACCACAAGGTACAAATGCTTGTGCTTTAATCGCAGATACAGAGGTTTATTATAATGGTGCTATAACAGAAGGTGCTGGACTATATACACAAAGAGCATCCGACAATAGTTTGTCTGCTCCTTTTGGTGGAACTGATAATTGGTATAAACTTATACTAACTTGTAGTGATGGGACACCACAAGAACACTGGGCAAATATACTTAGTTATCCGCCAGGATATGTATCAAGGATATTTGTTTGTGGAAGTGATGTAGAACCTACAACAACAATTACTTCATCTGCTAGAGTTACAATAAGTATGTCAACAGTTGATGGTAATAATCAAGGTTTTGCTTTTGTATCACAAAGAGTTAAATTAGTAGCAGTAGCAGAAAATATAACAAACCCAACTTATCAATGGACAAAAGGTAGTACTTCAGGAAGTCAATCTAATATTAGTGGAGAAACTGAATCTACGTTAATTATAAATGAAGTCGGAGGTGGCGGTGAAACACAAACAAGTGCAGGAAATGTATTTTATAATTGTAAAGTAAGTGGTGTTGGTGTAACAGACTTAACAGCTACAACATCTAAATCAATCACTTGGGAAGCTAGACCGAGCTTTACATTAAGATTTGCTTCAACTGCATCTGCAAGTAACACAGCTTGTTCTTCAGGAACTACAGTAACAATACACGGAGATAGAGACGCAAAAACTGCTTTTTGTGTAGGTAATCAATTTTTTGCTAATGCAGATGGAACAGGTGCTTTATCAGCAGGTACTTACTCTGACAGTACATCAGGGACAAATAATAATTTTAGATATATAGAAGCAAGTGGTATAGCAGGACCTTGTATAAATTATGGCTGTGCTGGTGAACCTGTTAGTCAACCTACATCTAATATACAAAAGGTAGCTGTAAGAAGATGTGAAGATCAAACAAATCCTGGAAGATTAGAGTACATAATATTTGATAACTTTGAATATCAATTAGGTAATATATTAAGATTTAATGATTTTGGTCAAACAGGAGGAGCTGGATGTTATGAAATTATAGAGATATTTTCTGACAGTACGACAGTCCCAAGTCCTAATTTTACACTACAAACATCTGACCTACATAGATCTCAACCCTATGGAACTTGTGCAGAATGTGTTGGAGATACAGAAGTAACCACAGACATTGATGCTTTAATTGACCCTAATAAATACTACGGTGCTTATAGATTGTGTGGTAGTACTGGAGGTACATTATTGTATGTTGTTTCTAACTCATCTTTACCAAATGTATTTAGAATAGGAGCTAATACACAAACCTGTAGACATAGAGTGTATAGCATACATAATAATGTAGGAGATGTTAATGCTTATAGTCCTGATGCTTTAGTGTTTGAGGATTTAGCTGGTACTCCATTTAACGATTGTGTAACTTGTATTGGTGGATCTACTGCACCAAGTGCAACCCCTCTTGCTGGAAAAAGAACATATGAACAATGTGATGATTCATCTCAAACAATAGTATTTGGTCATACAGATAATTTAACTGCTGCACAATTTCAAGCTCAATATCCTACAGTAGCATATAATGGTGTATGTTATAAAGAATCTGCATCAGCATCTGCTACGTCAACAATAAACATTGATGACCTAACAGTATATTCAGATTGTGTTGCTTGTAACGCTGTTGTAAATCCTCCTACAATAACTCCACCATCTGAGCCTTCTGATGTTAAATCAATTAGAATATCAACAAATACAGATACCAGTACAACAGATGCTTGTAACGAAATAGATACTTTTCCACAAACAGTTTATTATACTGGTATATTTTCAGATGGTGTTTATCTGTACTCAGACAATACGTTATCAACTAAATATTCGACTACTACTTCTAATCAGTTTGCTAAGACAGAAACTAATATTGTATTTAAAATAGGACGTGCTTCTAGCTTTTCTGATCCTGTAGCAGAGGGTCAAGTATATGATGTAGAGATTTGTGGACCAGTTCAGTAATACTAAAAACAATATTTTAGTTATATAATAAACAACAGACAATGGCAGTACTAACAAGCTCTACTTTAAAATTATATTGTTGGACAGGAAGTTTTCTTTCGCAGCCGACACAAGCACAATATACAATAACAAAAAGCAATCCTGATTCAAACAACTTAATACGTTTTGAAATAGCAGAGCTTATACAAGATTATATTGAAGTTGAATTTAATAATGATTATAGTAATATAAAAACAACTTGTTGGTGGTACTACACAAAGACAAATGATTATAGCGATTTATTAACTCCTATAACTAAAACTGGTTATGGTTTAGCAACAAAAGGTTATACTTATTTTGAGGACGGATTAAACTCAACACTTACATCATCTAAATTATTTAGTAATACTTACTTGTATATTCCAGAAAATATAGAATATCATATACCTGTCTATAGAGGACCAAATGGTGTTTCAAACGTTATATTTTATACTAAAGATGGATCTGGATTAGAAACTATGGCAGACAGTTCTACAGTGACACCAATTATTGGACAACCTACTTCACAAAACTCAAATCTTTATATAGAATATGTTTCTAGTACAGTACAAGCCAGTAAAATAGAAATAATATCTAGCAACACATCATCTGCAACATATAATGCAGAAAGTCAGAAATCTACAGAAACAATATTTCCAATATTCACTTGTGAACCTAAATACACAAATTATAAAATATCATTCATAAATAAATTTGGTGCAGTACAAGATTTATATTTCAACAAGAAAAGAACTGATTCATTTAGCTCAAAAAGAGATAACTATATTACAAGCACACTAACATCTTCTACAACTGCTGTCTCATATAATCAATATAATCCAACAAGTGTAGTTCAAGATGTAAGCACACAAAAGTCAATCGTTCTTAATACAGGTTTTGTAAAAGAAGAGTATAATGAAACAATTAGACAGCTATTTCAATCAGAAGATATTTGGATAAGAGAAGAAAACAGAACTGTACCAGTAACCGTAAAAGACAGTGACTTTGCATACAAGACAAGCTTAAATGATAAATTAGTAAATTATACTGTTCAATTTGAATACGCATTTGATGGAATTAACAATATTAGATAATGAATCAAAAGGTACAGCTTTATATAGAGAATGAACAAGTTGATGTTTTTCAAGATAGTTCAATAAACATAGTAAGTTCTATAAAGGACTTTCGTAGTCCTGATAAATTATTTACAGATTACTCTAAGAACTTTACACTACCAGCAACACCAAGAAACAATAAGTTATTTAAACATTATTACGATTATGATATTCTAGATGGTGGTTATGATGCAAGGACTTCTAAATCAGCATCTATAGAAATAAATGACAGACCTTATAAAGAAGGTTATGTAGTTTTAGATAGTGTAGAACTTAAATATAATAGACCTAGTGCGTACAAAATTACCTTTTATGGTAATATGCGTTTACTAAAAGAATTATTTAACAACCTTAAACTTACATCTCTAGAATCTCTTGAACAATTTAATATTGATGATGTTTATTATGATGCAGGAGGAGAATCATTTTATCAATATCTAACAACAAGTAAAGACGTTACATCAAGTGATGAGTTTACAATAGGTACTGGTGACGGTTCAAAGAAAAGATTTAGATTACTATACAAACCTTACCCACAATTAAATACTGATTTTAAATTATTTAATAATGGTTCAGAAGTATCCACAAGTAATTTTTCATATTCATATACGACTGGAGATGTTATATTTAACTCAGCACCTGCAGTTGGAAATGCAATAACTACAAAATTATTTTACTCACAGCCAGTTGTTGTTCCTTTAATATCTACATCAGAAAGACTATATCGTTCTAGTAACACAGCTTATTACGGAACACTTGCAGATGGTAACTTATATTATACTGCTGGTAGTTCTTCATCAGATCCAAATCGTTATCCAAGAAACAACATTATCAATGGTCTTAAGTATGAATACTTAAAACCAGGTATTAGAGTACATTATATTGTAAAAGCTATTGAAGATTTTATAAATAAAGATACTACAACACCAAGCATAGAATTTTCTAACGATTTCTTAAATGCTACAAATAAAGATTATTATGATTTATATATGTGGCTCAACAGAGAGAAAGTTCCTAATACACAATTTGATCAACAGCCAAAAGAGTTAAGAATAAATACATTTAACACGCAGGTAAATCAAAGTTCATTATACTCTGGAGCTTCAACATCAAGTGACTTCTTATATATAAACTCAGTAAATTCAGCTGGTTTAGTAAGTGGTCAAAATGGTGATACAATAAAAGTAAGAAATGTTACATCACAAAACATTGACTATGTAGAACTTAGATTAACAGCATCCACCACAGATTCGACAAATAAATACGGTTTAAGAATATTAAGAAATGGTGAAGTTGTAAGAACATTTGAACCTGCTATAGGTACTAAAACTTTTTTGTTTACAGTTGAACAGGATGGTGATTATCAATTTGTTATTTTTTCTAGTACAACTATAAACATAAATAATGGTTTTGAAGCAAGATTTATTATAAGGGCTGACAGAGACGATACGCAATTTAGTGATGTTGTAATTTCTGCAGGATCTCTAAATGTAACTAAAGGTCGTTTCAATATGAGACTAAATATGCCTGATATGTCAGTAGTTGATTTTTTATCAGGTTTATTTAAGTTATTTAATTTAGTATGTTTTGTAGAAGGAAAAGGTAATTCATCATATGTTACAACAATTAGTGATATAAAAAGAATTAGAGTTATGACGTTTGATGCTTACTACGCATCTTCTAACTCTGAACTCGATATAACAAATAAAATTGATGTTACAAAAAGTTCTGTGCAAAGAATGTTACCTTACTCTCAAATAGAATTTAAATATGAAGATACAGAAGCAATACTTGCAGAACAACACAAAACTGAAAATGGTATAGAATGGGGTGGTGAAACCTGGTCATATAGTGAATCAAGAGGTGAAAAGAAGTATGAAGTTATACCACCTTTTGCACATATGAAATTTGAACGATTGTTGAAGACAGATGGAAGTGCATCTAAAATACAAGTTGGTTACAGTGTAAAGAGAGGTAGTGCTGATAGAAATTCAACAGGATCAGACACTTCTTTTCAAGGTGAAAAATATACACCTCACGTTGGTAAACCACTTTTGTTTTATGCACATAGAGAATCATCTGGTGAAACAATACCATATTTATATACAGACTCTTCTAATAATACAGTGCATTATGGTAACATTACTTCGTACTTTATACCACTAAACTCAATAAGTATAGATACATCTCAATCTAATCATTTTGGAGAAGAGATTGATGAGTATAGAGTTTATGAATCAGGAGAGCAAAGTAATGTAAATAATTTATTTAATTTATATTACAAAAACTACATTACACATTTATTTGATATAAAATCAAGAATAATATCTCTAAATGCTAATTTAACAAACGCTTTTTTATCTAAATACTCATTAGCTGATAAGATAAGAGTTTCTGGTAAAACATACAGTATAAATAAATTAGATGTTAATATTGTAAATGGTAAAGCAAAACTAGAGTTACAAAGATACTATTCTATAAAATCATTCTCTTGTTTATCAGCAGAATTCAATGTAAGTGTTGAAGTAACATCTTCAGGAAATATATATTATTTTGATAATAAGTATGGTACTTATCAAATGGGTCAAGGTACTTATATTTTAAATAATGTATCAGGATCACATCCAATAGCTTTTCATAACTCTGGTAAAGAAGATAGAATCACTTATACAGGTACAACAACTGGTGGTACAAAAGCAGGATTAGACGGTAACACATATACATATTATTCAGGCACTGTTACTGTAACAGTAACTGGTGATTTTGGAACAATCAGTTATGAATGTTACAATCACGGATATATGGGTGGAGAAAACAATTTAGTTTATAACGCAGATTGTGTTGCAGACTCTACACCTATCACACCACCATCTGGAGGGCTAACAGTAGATAAGACAACTATATATGCGGATAGTGGAATTATAACATCAGATCAAACAGAAGAATAATGATAAGAATAATAATTGAATTACTAAAGACAGATAATTTTTATGGAGTTAATCCTTATATAGACATTGCTAAAGGTAAATATAAAGCCAAAGAAAATTACAAAGATTTAAAAGATCACATAATTAGAGAGTATTATGGAGGACAATAAAAAAATAATAATATCCGTTGAGTTAAAGGATGATGGTACTTTTCAAATAAAACAACTGAAAGAATCTTTAGATCAAGCAGCTCAATCACAAAAAAACTTATCTAAAGCAAAAGCAGGTACAGAGAAAGCTATACTTGATGAAATCAAGGCATTAAAAGCAGAACGTGCTGCTACTGCTACTACATCAAAAGCTTATCAAGAATACTCAATTAAAATAACTCAAGTAGAAGCTCAGCTTAGAGAATTGACATCTGCAAGAAAAGCTGACGTACAAGTAAATGCAGATTTTATTAGTAATCAAGGTTTAGCTTCAAATACAATAACTGAATTTGGTAGATTGATTTCAGATTTACCTTTTGGTATAATCGCTGTTACTAATAACATATCACAATTAGGTTCTAATTTTGGTAATTTATCTCGTAAGACAGGTGATGCGTCTACCTCTTTTAAAATATTATTAAAACAACTAAAAAAAGGTGGTGCTTTAATATTAGCTTTTCAAGTATTAATAGCTCTAGTAACTGCCTATGGAGATAAAATATTAGACTTTATAAGAGGTAATGATGAAGCAGCTAAATCAGCTAGAGAATTAGCAGAAGCATTAGAAGATACAGAAAAAGAACTAAGAGCAGAGGAACAAAGACTACTTTCTTTAATCACTGTTTTAGATGATTCTACAGCTTCAAGAGAAGCACAATTATATGCAGTTGACGAACTAGCTAAAATACTGCCAGACTTAAATGAAGAAGAAATTGCTAACAAAGATAATCTTGAAGCAACAAGATTAGCAATAGAAGATTATATAGAACAACAACTACTTAGAGCAGAAATTGATGCTCTAGTTGCACAAAATGCTGAAAAATTTAGATTACAAAATCTTATAGAAGGTGTTGATAGGAGTGATCCTAAACAAGTAAAAAAGTTTCTTGATGAAAATGTAAGTGCATTTAAAAGGTTTTTTTCAGGTACAGTTTTAGGTTTTGGACCATTACTAGACCAACAGAGATTAAATTTGTTTGATAAAATAGCAACAGAGACAAGTGCAATAACACAGTCAGCAATAGCAGATTTAACTCAGTTACAAAAAACAGCTACTCGTGACAGAAAAAAAACAAGAACAACAGAGAGAATTGAAAGACGTAAAACAGCAAAAGAAGTAAATTTAGTAAGAAAAGTAGAAGAAGAAGCGGACACTAATAGTTTACAAAGAATGTTAGATGGAAGATTAGCTGTCGCCTCTATTATGCAACAAATGCACGAAGACGAAATGAACCGTATACAAGAGCAGATGCGTAAAAGAATAGAGTTAGCTTCTATCATAGCTACTCAAGTCGGTAAAATAGCTCAAGTACAAAAACAAGCATTAGATGCACAAATAAAAAGATTAGATACTGAAAGAGATGTAATACTGAACAATGACAATTTAACTGCAAGTGAGAAAGAAAGATTATTGAAAAAAAATGACTCTGAAACAAGAAAAGTCAGAAAAAAACAAATAAGGTTTGAAAGAGATATGTTCCAAATAGAAGCTGCAATGGAATTGGCAAAAATAACTTTACAGTTAAAAGGAGCTATGACAAAAACAGTAAGTGATGGGGTGGGTAGTGTTGCAGCTGCTACTATGTCTTTGGGTGAGTTTTTAAAACAACTAGGTCCACTTGGTATTGCAGCATATGCAGCTTCAATAGGAGGTGTTATTGCAACTATTGTGTCAGCCCGTACAAAAGCAGAACAGCAAATAAAAGCATTGTCAGGTCCTCTCTCTGGTGTAAGTTCAGGTGGAGGAGCATCTTCTGCTGTTACACCTCCAGCATTTAACGTGGTAGGTGCAACACAAGCAAGCCAGTTAGCACAAACAATTGCAGGAGCAGAAGATAAACCTATAAAAGCATTTGTTGTAGCATCAGACGTTACAACTGCACAGGAACTTGAACGCAGTACGATTGAAGGTGCATCTATTGGATAATAAAACAAAATAAACTCAATAGGGTTATTTAGATATGGAAAAGATAATAGAACTTATTATAGACGAAGAAAATGAAATTAGCGGTATTGAAGCTATTTCTGTCGTTGAGAATCCTGCAATTCAAGAGGATTTTATTGCACTTAAAGAACACAAAGATGTAAAACTTGCTGAAGTTGACGCTGAGCAAAGAATTATTATGGGTCCTGCACTTATACCTAACAAGAAGATATTTAGAAAAGGTGCTGATGATGATGATAATGATTACTATATATATTTCTCTGAAGATACAGTTAGAAGAGCTTCAGAACTATTCTTTATAAAAAGCAAACACAAAAACTCTACATATGAACACGCATTTGAATTAACAGATATGTCTGTAGTTGAATCTTGGCTTATAGAAGATCCAAAGAAAGATAAAGCTGCTGCTTATGGATTTGACTTACCAAAAGGTACTTGGATGGTTTCTATGAAAGTATTAAATGATAAAGTATGGAAAGCTGTAAAAGATGGTGAAGTAAAAGGATTTTCTATAGAAGGTTATTTTGCTGATGGACTTGAAAGACCAAAAGAAAGTATAGAAGAGAAAATAAATGAACTAAACGCAGAATATGAATTACGAGAAGTTCTTGCTGCACTAACAGAAGAAGTAGAATTAGAATCTTACGGAGATTATCCAGAGTCTGCAAAAAACAATGCAATACGAGGTATTAAATATAATAAGGCTGTCAACAATAAATGTGCTACTGCTGTTGGTAAAACAAGAGCAAGACAATTAGAAAGAGGTGAAAACTTTACAGTACCAACTCTTAAACGCATATACTCATATTTATCAAGAGCAGAAACTTATTATCAAGAAGGAGATAATGAAGCTTGTGGTACTATATCTTATTTACTTTGGGGAGGTAAATCTATGTTCAATTGGGTAGAGTCAAAACTAAAAGGTTTAGATGAATTATCTGTAGAATTATATTCTGAAAAAATAAATGATAACTTTGCAATAATTAACGATAGACTTGCTTATGCTACTAAAGAACAAGCAGAAAAAATAGCAACTGATATTGGTTGTAAAGGTCATCACACTCACGATTACGAAGGACAGACTTGGTATATGCCTTGCGAGAAACACGCACTTGCAGAGGTTGGACCAAGAGGTGGTATAAGAAGATCACCAAAAGCACCAGCATCAGACACACCTAATAAAAACCCAAAAGGCAGGGGTACAGCTAGGGGTACAGCTAAAGGTAAAAGAGGAGCAAAGGTTTCTGCAAAAGATAGAAAAGCATTACAGAAAAAAGCTGATGACTTTAACAAGAGATATAAAGAAAAATTAGGTTATGGTGTTACAGTCGGTATGTTAGCTTCGGTCTTCCAAAGAGGTCTTGGTGCATTTAACAGGAGTAGCTCTCCAAGAGTAAATAGTCCTTCACAATGGGCATTTGCACGAGTCAATGCGTTTTTGTATTTAGTGAAGAATGGAAGACCACAAAATGCAAAGTATACAACAGACTATGACATTCTTCCAGCTAAACATCCTAAATCATCAAAATGAGAAGAAGAAAAAATGCGACCTTAAGTTTTTCTTCACCAAGAACATCAAGAAGAGGTTGTCTTTGTCCTGATGGAAAGACCTATTCTAAGAAGTGTTGTGATGGTACTCTTGAAGCTCAAGGTATTGGTAAAGTATAAAAATACAACAGAATAAATTTAATCGGTAATAACTATAAATAAGAATCTTATGAAAGCAAGTGAAATTGTAACTAAAATCAAAGATGTTCTTTTATCAACATCAGAGAAGGAAGAAGAAAACTTCAATGATGTAGAGTTAAAAGAAGAAGCTCCTGTAGCTAAAGAAGACTTGGCTCAAGAGGAGATTACACAAGAAGCTGCTCCTGCAAATGTAGAAGAAGCTGAACTACAAGAGGAAAGTGAAATGAAGCACACTCCAGAACACAGAGAGTATATGGATCCAGCTGACTATGCTACAAAAGAAGAAGTAGCTGAACTGAAATCTATGGTAGAAAAATTAAAAGGTATGATTGAAGCTAAAGAAGAAGCTAGAGAAGAAGTTCCACAAGAACTTTCTGCTGAAGAAGCTCCTGCTGAAGCAATCTCTCATTCTCCAGAAAACGAAGTAACTACAAAAGTTGGTGCAAGATTTGCAGTTAATGCAAACCAAAACACTACTTATGGTAGAGTTTTAAAAGCATTATCTAACTAATAAATAATAAATTAAAATGGCAACAAATTCAAGTAACGATGTATTAAGAGCTAGATCAAAACAAAATACTCTTAGTGCAACACAAACATTAGGTGAAAACCAAGCAGGTCAAGAATTTAATATTGCAACTGACGCATTAGTAATTACTTTACCAGCTATTACTGCCAATAACATTGGTATGGAATTTTTATTCAGAAATACAGGTGCTGACGGTAACAACATTATTACCTTATCTCCTGCATCAACTGATAGCGTAAACGGTTCAATCGCAAACTCTGCTGCAGATTCAGTAGCAGGTGGTGTAGCAAACAAAGATTGGATAAACACAAAAGCAACAGCTAACAAAGGTGACTGGTGTAGATTAAAAGCAGTCGCTACAACTACTTGGTATGTAACAGGTGGTGTTGGTATATGGGCATCAGAATCATAATTAATAATATAAAATAAATATAAAATGGCAACAACTAATTCTTTAACAACAACTTACGCTGGTGAATTTGCTGGGAAATATGTCTCTGCAGCATTGCTATCAGGTAAAACTTTAGCTGAAGGTAACATTACTGTTAAACCTAACGTTAAATTCAAAGAAGTAATGAAAAAAGTAGCAACTGATGACATTGTAAAAGATGCAACTTGTGACTTTGACGCTACTTCAACATTAACATTAACTGAAAGAATTCTACAACCAGAAGAGTTTCAAGTAAACCTTCAGTTATGTAAGAAAGATTTCAGATCTGACTGGGAAGCTGTACAAATGGGATATTCTGCATTTGACAACTTACCTCCTTCTTTCTCAGACTTTTTAATTGCACACGTTGCAGGAAAAGTTGCACAAAAGGTAGAGCAAAACATTTGGAACGGTACTAATGCTAACGCAGGTGAGTTCGATGGTTTTGTAACTACATTAGGTGCTGACGGTGACGTAGTAGACGTAGGAGCTCAAGCAAGTACTTCTGCTAACGTTGTAGGTGAGCTTGGAAAAATTGTAGATGCAATTCCTTCTGGTGTATACGCTTCAGATGATTTAGCAATTTACTTACCATCTAATATGTACAGAAACTATGTAAGAGCATTAGGTGGGTTTGCTTCTAACGTTGGAGCAGCTGGTACTAACGATCAAGGTACTCAGTGGTTTAACGGTGGAGCATTAACTTTTGATGGGATTAACATTGCACTTGCACAAGGTTTACCTTCTGACAAGGCTGTTGCAGCTGAAAAAGGTAACTTATTCTTTGGAACTGGTCTATTAGCTGACCACAACGAAGTAAAAGTTATTGATATGGCTGACATTGATGGTTCTCAAAATGTAAGAGTAATAATGAGATTTACTGCTGGTATACAACACGCAATCGGTAGTGATATTGTTTTATACTCTTAATAACAATTGTTTAACTAAAAAAAAGGTAGGTGGTATTTTCTACCTGCCTTTTTTTATAAAATTAAAATATTATGGCTTGTGATTTAACAATAGGAAGAAAAGAACCTTGTAAAGATGTCGTAGGTGGTATAAGAGCTGTTTACTTCTTAAACTATGGTGTTATTACTGCTGCTTTTGATAGCACAGATACAGATGTAGTTGAAGATTTAGGAACAGTTACTGCTTTCGAGTACGAAGTAAAAGGTAATTCATCTTTCGAACAAACGATAACAGCTTCAAGAGAAAACGGAACAGCTTTCTTTGAGCAAACACTTAATTTAACTCTACATAAACTTACAGTACAAGATCATAAAGAGTTAAAATTATTAACTTATGGAAGACCTCACGTTGTAGTCCAAGATTACAATGACAATGCCTTTATAATGGGATTAGAACACGGTGCTGACGTAAGTGGTGGTACAATAGTAACTGGTGCAGCAATGGGCGATATGAGTGGATATACACTAACTCTTACTGCTCAAGAAGTGCTACCTGCTAACTTCTTAGAAGGTGCTACTGCAGCAAATCCTTTTGCTGGTATGACTAACACAGTAACAATTACTCAAGGTACTAACTCTTAAACATAGAGAGTACAGTAAAGAAAGAGAGGACAATTGGTCCTCTTTTTTTTTGAACATAATTCAACATAATAGGTTATATAAATATGATTACATTATCACCTACGACTAGTTCACAAACAATTAGTATTATACCTAGAGCATATACAGTTGCTAGTAATTTAACTTTAGTTATTGTAGAAGACGGTACAAGAAAAACACAAACGCTTACAAGCGTAACTTCTACAAGAGCTACTAACAGTAATTACTTGCAGATGTCTGTGGCATTTACTATATTGACAGCTGAAACAAGCTACTCATTTGAACTTAAACAAGGATCTACACTTCTATATAGAGGTAAAGCATATTGTACATCACAAACTGATAATACAACGGATCACACATTAAACAGTAATAAATATGACCAGTATGCAGATCCAGCTGAAGTGGCTCAAAAATATATAATTATATGAACAAGGTAAAAGTAATAAATTTAGCAGGGTATGAAGTGCCTAGCATCAAAGAATCTACAAGGCACGATTGGGTAGAATATGGTGATGACAATAACTATTTTGGTGACATTATAGATAGATATACAGGTAGTCCAACAAACTCAAGATGTATAAACGGTATAACAGATTTGATATATGGTAGAGGATTAAACGCAACAGATTCAGAAACTAATTCTGTTCAGTTTGGTCAAATGAAACAAATACTAAAAGATTTAGATGTAAGAAGAATAGTTGGAGATTTAAAATTACTTGGACAAGGTGCAATTCAAGTTGTATATAATAAGAACAAAACAAAAATTATGCAGCTTAAGCACTTTCCAACTGAAACGCTTAGAGCTGAAAAAGCAAAAGATGGTCAGATACAGGCTTTTTACTATCATCCAAAATGGAATGATTTAAAACCATCAGATAAACCTAAAAGAATACCAGCATATAAATTTGGTAAAAAAAGTGAAACTGTTGAGATATATTGTATAAAACCTTATAGAGCTGGGTTCTATTACTATTCACCTGTCGATTATCAAGGATGTTTACAGTATTGTAATTTAGAAGAAGAAGTATCAAACTATCATATAAACAACATAAAGAATGGTTTACAGCCATCTATGCTACTTAATTTTAACAATGGTATTCCAGGTGACGAAGCACAAGAATTGATTGAAAGAAAAATATATGATAAATTCAGTGGGTCATCAAACGCAGGTAGATTTATTTTAGCATTTAACGAAAGTGCAGAAGCTGAAGCTTCTATAGATCCTATCAATTTACCTGATGCACACGCACAATATGAATTCTTAGCTAAAGAATCTAGAGAAAAGATAATGATTGGTCACGGTGTTGTTTCACCTATACTACTTGGTATAAAAGATAATACTGGCTTTGGAAATAACGCAGAAGAATTAAGAACAGCATCTGTGCTTATGGATAACATTGTAATTAGACCATTTCAAGCATTACTAATCGACTCTTTCAACAAGTTGTTAAATTTTAACGGTATAGAACTTAATCTTTACTTTGTTACATTACAACCAATTGAGTTTACAGAACTAGATAACATTGAAACAAAGATTAAAAGAGAAGAAGAAACAGGTGAGAAGCTATCATCACAAGAAAAAAATGATATTTCTGATGAAGAAGGAGATGATTTATTGTCACAACTAGAAGAATTAGGTGAAAAAATAGATGAAACTGATTGGGAACTTGTACATACTGAAAAAGTAGAAGATTCTGACAAAGAATTTGACCTAACAAGTCTTTCTATGCCAACTCAAGATGATGCTAAACCTAATAAGGTATCATCACAAGACAATTCAACATATAAGGTTCGTTATTCTTACGCACCTATAAGAAAATCACCTAACAGTAGACGTTTTTGTCAAAAAATGGAGATTTTAACAGAGCAAAAGATAGTATTTAGAAAAGAAGATATAAATATGATGTCTTTTAGAGGTATAAATAAAGAATTAGGTCATAAAGGACAAAATTATTCGTTATTTAAGTACAAAGGCGGTGTAAATTGTCATCATTACTGGGAATTAAAGGTATATAAGAAAAAAATAGCTGACAATAACCTTGTTAGTGAGCAAGAAGCAATTGCAGATGGTCTAAAAGAGCCAAATAATCCTGCAGAAGTAGAAATTGCACCAAAAGATATGGCAAACAGAGGACATCATCCAAATTATAAAAAATGAAAGCATTATTTATTACACTTGAGGAATTAAAGAGAAAGTCTATTATAGATGGTAACGTAGATACTGATAAACTTATACAGTTTGTAGAAGTAGCACAAGATACTTATATACAAACGCAGTTGGGTACAAAATTATACGATAAACTGCAAGACGGTGTAATAAATAATAATTTAAATACTGCGAACACTACACTTATAAATACTTACTTAAAACCAATGTTGATTTGGTTTACACAATCAGAATATATGAAATATGCAGCATTTCAAATATCAAATGGTGGTGTATTTAAACATAGATCAGAGAATAGTGATTCGGCTTCATTAGAAGAAATAAATAACTTAGTTTATCAAGCTAAAACAACTGCAGATTTTTATACGCAAAGATTTTTAGATTATATTGATGAAAACAGTAATTTATATCCAGAGTATACAGCTGCACAAGAAGGTGGTATGTATCCAGAGAGAGATCAAAATATGACAGGATGGGTTTTATAAAGAATAAAAAAACATATAAGCCTAAAAAAGAGAACGAAATTAAATTAAAGAGTTATATAGAAAAGATAAAAAATGTCATTCGGGTCAATATATGAAGTAAGTTATTTTGGGAATACAAATGAGTCTAATGGTTGGGGTAGTATTTATCCTTTTGATGCAGACGGTTCATTTTTATCAGTAGATACAACAAAGGAGTTGGTTGATGACACAAGTATAACGGCAGATAAAACAGTATATTAAATAATAAATTATGGCAAAACAAGCGATAGGAATAGGAAGTTCAGCGAATGACGGAACAGGTGATCCGTTAAGAGACGCAATGGATAAAGTAAATGATAACTTCAATGAAGTATATGCTTTATTCGGAAACGGTACAACACTTGCAATAAGTGGAGATGCAACTGTATCATCAGGTGCTTTAACAATAGCAAATGATGCTGTAGAACAAGCAATGATTGCAGATGATGCAGTAGGAGCAGATCAACTAGCGTCAAACGCAGTAGTTACAGCTTCAATAACTGATGACAATGTAACATTTGCTAAACTTGAAAACAGATACACAGCAAAAGTTGACATTACTACTTATTCAGGTGCAGTAAGTATTGATTGGTCAGCAGGTACTACATTTAAAATGGGATCAAGTTTAACAGGTGGTATCGAGTTTGACTTTACAAACTTTAAGCAAGGACAAGTAATTACTTTCTATAACTTAACAGGAAGTCAAACAATTACTTTAGATAGTGATGCAGGAACAAGTGAAACATTTAACAAAGTTGGTGGTGTAGATTATGATGGAAGTACAACAAATATGATTCACGTTGAATGTATAGATGATTCTGCTAATGCTATATTTAATTATGTAGTAGCAACTTATACATCAGACACAACACCAAGTTAATAGATAAAATAAAAAAGATATGTACGCAATAGATATAAACGGAGAAATCAAAACATACAATGAATTACCAAAGTCTTGGGGTAATGTAATTGGTGGTTTTAACACCTTGTCAGACGAGGCAGCTGAATCTTACGGTTTTTACACTGTAGAAATTCCTGATTATAATAAACGAACACACAATTTAGGTAGTTTGTATTTTGATACAGATAAATTTACTTACAATGTAGAATCTATATCTTTTAGTGAAAGTTTAAGTAAACTTAAAGAATCTACAATAGAGAGCTTAAGAGAATATACTAATTATAGATTATCTTCTACAGATTGGTATATTATAAGAAACGCAGAAAGAGGTATTGAATTACCACAAAATATTCAAGATGAAAGAGCATCTATATTAGATGATCACAATACTAGAGAATCTGAAATAAATGCTCTAACAACTAAAGCAAGTGTAGTTAGTTATGAGTATAAATAAAAAGACATTTAGAACAGGAAGTAGTGTAGGTTTCATAGCTGGTTCTTTTAAATATGATGGTGTTGGTACTGGTTCTAATACAGCAGATGTTAGTGTTACTGGTTTAGGATTTGAGCCTGACCTATTATGGATTTTTCCAAGAGATGAAAATGACACAAGTTCAAGGAAAAACTTTGTTATAGACAGAGCATTTGCTGGGTCAACTGAAACGATGCATATATCAGGAGGCGGTGTAATTCAAACAGTCAGAGCTAACAACGATATAATTACTTGGGGTACTGACGGTTTTACTTTACACGCTAGAAGTAATTATACTGGTTCCAATAAACCACACAGTACTTTTAACAGAGATGGAAGTAAATATTGTGGCATTGCTTTTAAAACAACAACTTCAGGAGCAACAAACAATGATGGTAATACTACAAGCACAGTTTTTGTAAATGCTGACGGTGCTTTTTCTAAAGTAACATTTACCTCAGGAGGTGGTTCAACTACGATTGGTCACGGTTTAGGAGTAAAACCAGAGGTTATGCTTTGTATAAGAACAAATTTAAGTCTTTCAAGTGCATCTTCCTTTGGTGATTCAAGAGGTGGTGCTACAATATTTGATGACACTGACAATGATTTTAGAGGTGGTCAAGGATTTAGTAACACTCAGTTTAGCAGACCTTTAGATAGCAGTAGTAATCATATGTCAGCTAATACATCTACAATAAGTGTTCATTCATCTTCATCTTTAGGAGGTGATAGCGGTGTTGATTATGTTATATATGCTTTTGCACCTAAATCAGGTTTTTTCGACAGAGAATCTTACGTTGGAAATGCAAGTTCTTCAACTAGAACAATACTCTCAGCTGATTTTGCACCAATTGTAGCTTTTATTCCTGGAGAGAATAGGTTTCATTGCTTTCATCCAGATAGAGCCAATTCAGGTACTCCTCGTACTGGTACTTTAAATTTCTTTAGGGTACCTGGTAATCAAGCTGTAGGTGGTTTAGAATTAGAAGATAATGCAATGTTTTCTAATGAAACTGGTTCAGTTAATGTTGATGGTGGTAATCAAGATGTTAGATTATCTTCTAGTGAATCAGATACAAATGCAAATGGATTTAGGTATGGTTGTTTTGCTTTTGGTGGGGATATGTTTAGCATAGCTTAAAATAAATAATTATGGCAGATTTAGATATAGAAGAAATAAAGAAAAAGAAGTTCAACATTAGTGTTGAGAATCTAATAACTTTAGGTGCAGTTGTAGTTACAGTTGTAGGTATGTGGTATTCGCTACAAGCAGACATTGAGGAAGCTAAAGAACTACCAGAACCAGAAGTATCAAGAACAGAGTACGACTTAAAAGACCAATTAATTAGAGAAAATATTATTAACACAAATAAAAAAGTAGAAGAGATAGATGAAACTGTTAAGAATATTGATGAGAAACTATTTGAAATAATTAAGAAATGAGAATATTAGTTTTAGCATTACTGTTTAGTGTATTTAGTTATGGTCAAAATATAACTACAGTACATTTTAATTATAAGTGGAATGACAACAATACTTATAGAGGTTTAGATAGATTAAGAAATACAAAAGTACAATATGCTTTTGTAGAAGATCAAAGTGATGCAATTAAAAAGTCAATAAAATCTGTGCCTACAATTATGATATATAAGAATTCAAGTCCTGTTGCTAAATTTGAAGCAGGACTAACAATGGAAATAACAATAAGATTAGACAGCATACAAGCTGTTATAAATAAACATAAAAGATAATGCAAGGATTTCAACCAACAGTATTAGGAGTTGTAGTTTATATAATTACAAATGCACAAATAAATGAAGCATTACAATCACTCTTAATTATAGCAACGTTGGTTTATACAGTAATCAAAATAATACAACTTTTAGAAAAGAAATAAACTATGGTAAGAATATTAAGATGGTTAGCAAACAAACTAGAGAACTTTAACAATATGGTAGCAACTGCCTGGAATAACTGGTTAAAGAAAATTAAAATGTAACAAGATGAATAATATAAGTCAACATATAACTTATAGAGAAGCCATCAAATCAAATACAGCATTACGTTTAAATATAGATAATTCACCTTCAGAATACGATATGAGCAATATGAGAACTCTTGCTAATAAAGTATTTGAACCATTAAGACAATGGGTTGGTGGTCCTATAAAAATAAATAGTATGTTTAGATGTAAAGAGTTAAACTCAGCTATTGGTGGTAGTAGTAGATCACAACATTGTGAAGGTAGAGCTATGGATATAGACGATGTTTTTGGTCACAAGACTAATGCAGAAATGTTTAATTACATAAAAGAGAATTTAGATTTTGACCAAATGATATGGGAGTTTGGTGATGACAAAAATCCTGACTGGGTTCACGTAAGTTATAAAAACGAAAGAGACAATAGAAACAAATGCTTAAAAGCATACAAAAGAGATGGTAAAACACATTATATGCAAATATGAGTAAGAAGAAATTAAAAGATACTAAAGTAGGAAAGTTTTTATCTGGAGCTGGTTCTAGTATAATAGACTCATTAGGTGATGTATTGCCTGACAAAGGAGTCTTTGGTATAGTAAAAAACTTAATAGATAAAGATCCAGTTTTACCAGCAGAAGATAAAGAGAAAGCACTGGCACTACTAAATCAAGATACTGTAGAAATGCAGGAGGTATCTAAACGTTGGGCAAGTGATATGCAAAGTGATTCTTGGCTATCTAAAAATACAAGACCACTTGCTTTAGTATTTTTAACTGTATCAATGATGCTGCTTATATTTATAGACTCAACAGGTTTAGATTTTAGTGTTGATAGTGGTTGGGTAGATTTACTTAAATCATTATTAATTACAGTTTATGTAGCATACTTTGGTTCTAGAGGAGCAGAGAAGTTTAAATCAATAAGTAAATAATTATGTGTAACTGTCCATTTTGTATTTGTAGATAATGGCTAGGGTTAGAAGACCTAAAGTCCATATTTACATTCCACCAAAGAGAAAGAAAAGACCTGGTGTACATTCTAAGAATGCTTCACGAGGACAAACTGGTTACAAGAAAAAATATAGAGGACAGGGTAAAAGAAAATAGATAAAAGAAAAGAAAGAAAAAGTAACCAAAAAGAAAGAAAAGAAAAAGCCTACAAAAAGAAAATATTTGTAGTATCTGATCCAACAATATTCCTACTGAAGTTTAGTAATTTTTATCGTAGATTTACGGCTACGTTTTGCAAATGTAAAAATATTTTATAATTTTACAATGTGGAGCTATTACATTTTTCTTATGATGAGTTTGATTCACCTGATTATCCAGGTAGTGGATACAAGTATATGGACAGAGAATTTGTCGAATGTCTTGATGAAGCTAGAGATATAGCTGGAGTTAAGTTCGAAATATTGTCAGGTTATAGAACACCTCAGATTAATACTAAATTACAAGGAGGTACAGCAAGTTCTCATCTTATTGGACGTGCTGCCATAATAAAATGTTCTCACACAGGTAAAAGGTTAAAGATTATAGAAGCATTATCTATGGTTGGATTTCAACGTTTCGGTGTTTCAAGCACAGAGATATATGTAGATAATGATACTCAAAAACCCAATGCCTTTTGGCTCTACTAGTTTTTTTCATATAAAATAGTTTTTTTGTTTTGAGAAAGGAGGTTATTATTAATCTCCTTTTTTTTATTAATATATATTGTTTATTAAATTTATTATGTTAACTTTAACATAAATTAAACATTATGAATATAACAAATAAACTTTTATTGATACAGACGGAGTTAAAGGCTCCAAAGAACCAAAGAAATAATTTTGGTAATTATAATTATAGAAGTGCAGAAGACATTCTGGAAGCTGTAAAGCCACTTGCTAAGAAACATAAAGTCGTGTTTAAGATAACAGACGAGTTAAAAGAAATAGCTGGTAGACCTTATATTGAGTCTACAGCTAAGATGATAGATTGTACTGATCCTACTATGCAAGTAGAGTCAGTAGCACAAGCAATCGTAGACTTCAACGCAAAAGGTATGCAAGATCCACAAAGAACTGGTGCTGCATCTTCTTATGCTAAAAAGTATGCTATCGGTAATTTATTATTAATAGATGATACTAAAGATGCTGATGCAACAAATACTCACGGTAACACCGTAGATAATAGTAAACCACTTTTAGAAAGTAATACACAAGCTTTTATTAAAGCTGCTAAGTATGTAAAAGATGGTGGGAATGTAAAAGATATAATGAAAAAATATCGAGTAACTAAACAAGTAGAAAAAGCATTATTAGAAAAAGAATAATTATGGCAACATTAATAAACTTCGGTATGAAAGATGCAAAAGGTACATATCACAATTATACCTTAAGCGTTAACGATGAAACCAATCAGTATGGTCAGAACGTAGCAATATGGAAAGAGCAGACTAAAGAAGAGAGAACGGCTAAAAAGCCAAGAGAGTATGTAGGAAATGGTAGAGTCGTTTGGACAGAAGGAACGGTAGCAAGAGCAGAAGCAGTTCAGCAAGTAGGAGCTGACGACACTGCTAACCTACCTTTCTAAATTACAGAGGAGCTTCGGCTCCTCTTTTTATTTTAAATGGGAACAGTAATGACCGAAGAAAGATTAAGACAACAAATTAGATTTGAGAAGATCTTAAAAGACAGTTATGTTGATGCTAAAGAAGATATACCAGAGCCACCTATTGCAATATCAAAAGGTAAACTTGCAAATGGAGAATATATTCCAATTGGTACATATGGTAATTTTAGTTTTATATCAGCAGGACCAAAGAGTAAAAAAACATTTTTAGTATCACTATTGGCAGCATCATATTTAGGATCATATGAAACGTTTGTTGGAAACTTAAAAGGTTTTAAAGGAGATAAGAAAGTAATACATTATGATACAGAACAAAGTCGTTACCACGCACAAAAAACATTTAAGAGAGTACATAGAATGTCAAAAGATGCAAGTGATTATTTAACATATGCACTAAGACAATTTTCACCTGAAGAAAGATTAGAGTTTATAGATTGGCATTTAAAAGAAACAGATAAAGTAGGACTTGTAATTATAGACGGAGTAGCTGACCTACTAAACGACATAAATGATTTAGAGAAATCAAACAAAGTAATTCATTATCTAATGAAATGGACGCAAGATTATAACATACATATAATAACTGTGATACATAGTAATTTTTATAATAATAAAGCAACTGGTCATTTAGGTTCGTTCTTAGAGAAAAAAACAGAAACACAAATTACTGTGACACCGACAGAAGATAATCCTGATGTAGTTGTTGTAGATTGTAAGAGGAGTAGAGGATATGCTTTTTCAGCTTTCTCATTCGAGGTAAAGTCAGGTCTACCTCAAATATGTAAAATGCCTGATGACATCAATGACTTTATACATCCGTGAAATTATCATTTGATATATATGTAAAACCACTAGCACATCAATCATTTAGGATTGGTAGGAATGGTATTAGATATAAACCTAAAAGGATTGTAGATTATCAAAGAAATATAAAGGCTCTTATAGTAGAACAATTACCAAAAGATTTTGACATAATTACATCAGGATCAGAAATTAAAGTTAATTATATAGAATACATTTACTCTTATCCTAAGAGTTTCTCTAAAAAGAAAAGAGTGAAAACATTTAAGACAACTAAGCCTGACTTGCAGGATAATTTAAACAAGGCTTTCTTTGACTCGTTAGAAGGTCTTGTTTATGAACAAGATCAGAACATAGTTGAAATAAACAGAATGAGTAAGTTTTATGGAGAAGCCGATCATATTAGAGTAGAATTTGAATATTAATTATGAATGTACAATTAGAGTTTATAAAAGGATTTTTGCTTGGCATAGATTATGTCGAGGATATTGAAATACCTGAATACAATACTACTGCAGATCTACTTAGAGTTTGTGCAGGGTTTGTATTTATACACTTCTTCTTTTTCAAATGATGCAGTTATTATCAAAATATCATAATCTTTGGATTTCAATGGGTTTATCTATGGGTATACCTAAGCACTTAGTAGAAGACTTCGTGCAAGAAATGTATCTGCGATTAAATAAATATGTTAAGAATCCTGATAAGATTATGTACAATGAAACTGAAGTAAATAAGTTTTATGTTTACATAACTATAAAAAACTTATACAACGATTATCTAAAAGAAAACAAAAGGTATCAGGTTGTAAGACTTGACGACATAGAGGTTACATATGAAGTAGTTGAGACAACATCTGATGCACAGCAAAAAGCTGACATAGAAAAGCAGAGAGCTGAAGAGAAACTTGTAAACTTAATACATAAAGAAGTAAATAGTTGGGATAGATGGTATGACCAAAAATTATTCAAAGTGTATTATGAAACTGATATTAGTATGCGTAAATTATCCGCAGATACAAATATTAGTGTTACATCTATATTCAACAGTTGTAAAAATTACAAGGAAATACTAAATACTAAACTTGCTGAAGATTTCCAGGATTATATCAATGGTGATTTTCACTTAATTAAAATAAATAAAGATGAGTAATATACCTCCAAAACCAAACGATAAAAGAACCAAACGCTATAAAGAATGGGTTGCTAAATATGAATCTACTTCTTCAGGTGTTGGTGATACTGTAGAAAAGATTACAAAAGCTACAGGAATAAAAGCAGCAGTAGATAGTGTATTTGATGCACTAGGAAAAGACTGTGGTTGTGATGAACGTAAAAGAATACTAAATGTTATGTTCCCATATAACAAGCCTAATTGTTTGACAGAAGATCAATATAATTACTTAGATGATTTCTTTGCAAATCAAACTAACACTATAACTGGTGAGCAGCAAACAGAATTACTAGCTATATATAATTATGTATTTAATGTTAATGATGGACCTACAGGTTGCGGTAGTTGTTTTATGGATAAGATAACAAGACTAAGAAAAGTATTTAACGAATACAATGATTGAATCAGATCTTTTCAATTATCTAAAACAGCACGTCTATCCTGACTTAGTAATGAGTTTGAACCCTATAAGTAGGTGGGATTGTTACAGTCCTCTTAAACAGCATAGGATAGAACTTAAATGTAGGAAGACGCATTATGACGAACTTGTGATAGAGAAGTCTAAGTTTGCAGCTTTGATTGACAAAGCAATAGATAATTGGGATGCTCCTATATATATAAACTCAACACCAAAAGGTATATATAGATGGAATTTGTTTTTTACAAGTCCTCAGTGGTTTCATAAAGATTTACCTGAGACTACAGATTTTGCTAAAAGAAAGAAAATATCTAAAGAGATAGCTATGCTACCTGTTTATGATGCAGAAGTATTATGAGTCAAGATAAACATAAAGAAAGAAAAAGTATGCCAGTTTATACTGGTGTAATTAAATACTTTCCTAATGCACTAAAATATGTAAGTAAAGTAAGTTTAGCAGGTAATGAGCAACATCATCCTGACAAACCTTTGCATTGGGATAAAAGTAAAAGTACAGACCATTTAGACGCACTAACAAGACATCTAATGGATTCTGATAAGATAGATGATGATGGATTACTTCATCTAGGAAAAGTAGCTTGGAGAGCCTTAGCTGCATTAGAAGATAAATTAGAAAACATTAAATAATATGCCAATACCAAATCCAACCGCACAAGAAACAGAAAAAGAATATCTAAAAAGATGTATGGCTGATCCTACAATGGTATC